CTAGATGAAAGTGATTACGATCATCTCATTGATTATGATTGTGATGTATATGCTCCACCAGAGTATGGTGAAGATCCCCATGATGAGAGACGTATTGTTCTGAAGTTCCGTAAGAACTACTTCTCAAAAGAGCAACAAGACCAAGCGTATATTGGTCTGCGTGAAGCTGCTGTTGAAACCCAAAACCGTGGACTAGCAGCTGGACCACGTGAAGGTAAATTGGGTAATCGTGAGTGGGTAACTGCAGAAGAATTTGATATTATCGACTACTTCTTGAAACCCACCGAGAATATCTTTGGTGAAGATCCAATTGATGTTATTCGTGCAGCCCATGCTGGCAAGAAAGCAGATATTTCTAATCGTTCACAGGTATGGGGTATTGCTGCAGTCAAAGCAGACAACTTCAACTTTGATGAATGGGTAGAACATACACGCAAACTAGACGCAGATGGTCAGAAAGCAGAAGCCAACAAGATCATCAATCGTTATGTCTGTAAGACAACCTATGCGAATGGTGTTATGTCTGGTATTGCTGGATGGTTTGATCGTTATCCACGAATTCCTTATGGACGTTCTACATCTTATACAGAGCAGTTCCCTGAGAAATTTGCGATGGCATTTCCATTCCTACAATCTCTGGCAAAAGGTTTCAAAGACTTGTTGCCATGGCGTTATGAGAATCAGATGAAAGCTGCTCGGCAGATGGATCCTCGTTTCTTAGTTCCAGAAACACCATTCACTACGGTTACTGTTAATAAAACATTCCGTACTGCTGCGCACTACGATGCTGGTGACTTGAATGATGGATTGTCAAACCTACTCGTTCTGTCAAACAATGGTAACTACTCAGGTGGATACTTGGTAGCACCAGAGTATCGTGTTGCAGTTAATCCTCGTCCTGGAGATCTACTGCTGATCAATAACCATGAAGTGATGCACGGTAACACACCAATTGAACTTCATGACGATGAAACTGAACGTGTTTCTTTGGTTGTTTACTTCCGAGAGAAAATGTTAGAACTTGGATCTTGGGAATATGAGCAGTGCCGTAAGAACTTTGTTGACACTCGTCGCCAAAACAAAGAACATCCTGAGTGGCGTAAACTTTGGAATGGTGTATCTCCAGGAATGTGGACTTCAGATGAATGGTATCAATTCGCTGAACAAAAACTTGGTGCTGAAGTTTTAGAGCAGTACCATCCAGAGGCAGTTGCCACAACGTCAACTCTTGATTCTTTTTTCGGGTAAATAATATGTGTGCCATCATTGGTGTGATTATCGACAAACCTACATATGATGATTTTACTATGGTAAGACGTCTGTTCCTCGAGTCTCAAATTCGAGGGAAACATGCGACAGGTTTTTCTTATGTTCGTAATGGATCTGTGATAACAAGAAAATCGCCTGTCGCTGCAGATCAGTTTGATAATCTTCATTATCTTGATCAGTGCGTTAACGAAGATGGAAATCTCTATCTCGTTGGACATTGTCGATATAGCACCAGTGATCTGGAATTTAATCAGCCTATTGCTGATGATAAACTTTCAGTAGTGCACAACGGTGTCATTTCACAAGAGTTGCCTGAGAACTGGGAATCATTATATGGTTACCAGACAAAAACTCGAAATGACACCGAACTTCTTCTGCGTACAAGACAGAATGGTGATGAACCATTAGTTGTATGGAAAGATGCTTCTCTGGCTGTGTGTGAACTTAACTCAGACAGAACAATTACAACATACCGTAATGGTAAACGACCATTGTATTTGACAACCAATGAACGGTGTAGTATAATTACTTCAACCTTAGATGTTGTCAAACGTAGTGGTATCAAAGGGGAAGTTACTTCTATTCCCATGAACCTTAAGATGACGTTTGATGAACACCAAGCATGTTTATTTGAAAAGATTGAGGTTGATGGAGAATATGACTTTCAAAACACAAATGTTATTTGTTAACTCAACCAAAGTACAAGAGATAATTGACACAGCACCTGCTGGTAAAAACACTAAGTTTCTTAGTGCTGCTCATTCTCTATGGACACGTTTCAAGAATTATGAAAAGTGTCCTGCTATGGCTTTGGAAGTTGACAATGAAATTGTTTCATTAATCTTTGCTACGTTTAATCGTGACAAGTATAGTAACTTGTACGAGATTGTAACTGTTCAGGGACATGAGGGTAAAGGATACGCCAGCAAAATCTGGGATGAGTACATTCGGTTTGCAGTTGAAGATCGTGGTATCGAGCGACTGAAAATCTCATGTACTCCATCTTCAGTTACATGGCATTATAAGAATGGTCTTATCTTTTGGGCAGTAGATCCTACAGGTTCACTTCGCTCAGATCAACCATTGTTCTCTACTCGTGAAGAACAGATCGCATACAGAGATCATGCTATTGTTTATCCGCATGATGTTCTTCCCCCACATAAGGCACGTGATCAATTCAAGAAAGAAGGATTAGAATCTTATTCTTGGGGTGACAAGAAGAAAGCAAAAACCCAAGCTGCTATTGATGCTGTCGGTAAAGCATGGTTGCGTGATGCGTTGATGGATCAACCATCACTTGAGGAATTTATGGAATGAACTTCTTAGAAAAAGAAAATAGACGTGAAGCATTTATCCGATGGTTTACGTGGTCTGTGAAATATAAAGACTGCGATCCAGCTGTTTGGATGACTAATTATCTTCACGAACGTTATGAACATAACGAAGAACAACGTCTATGGTTAGCATGGTTATACGGCAACACATACTATTTGCCAACAGCATGGGTACTGCTGAATGAGTTCCCAGACTTCGAGTTGGCGACAGTTGACAGAATGGAGAAATGGAACAGTGAAAATTATAAACGACTACGTTATCAAACCGACACAAAATGGAATAAGGGTCATCTTCCAGTCATGTTTGCGAGTTACAAAGAATTTATCGGCTCAGGGACTCAACGAAAATCGTTGGAACAGTATTACGGAGACAATCCTACCCAAACATTCGACAATTTATGGACAAGTGTTAAAGGGCAGCTGCATAAGTTTGGTCGCTATTCTACTTGGTTTTATTTACAGCATTTGCGTCATACTGCTGGAGTTGATATGGAGCCTAGCTCTCTCATGCTTAGCGATTATTCTGGGTCTCGTTCTCACCGTAATGGGTTACTTTTCGCAGCTGGAAGAGACAGTGATTACGATAGAAAATTGGACGCAAAAGATTATGACTCTCTTGAGAGATTCGCTACTGAAATTCTACAAGAGGTTCGAATAAGAAATCCTGAGTTGGCATCTGAAGTAAATTTCTTCACTATGGAAACATGCTTGTGTTCATTTAAAAAAATCTTTAGAGAACATCATGGTAGATATCTTGGATACTACAATGATCGTTGTGCTGAAGAAATTATCAAATGTGAAGCAGATGGTTGGTATGGTATTGAATGGGAAGTTTTGTGGCAAGCCAGAACAGAAACTCTAGATTCAAGACTGAACAACAAACTTGGTATCAATAAAGAATGGTTCAAATCGTTTATCAATACTGGTAGAATTTCTCGACTCGAGTGGATGTATGATGATGTTGATAAAGTTAGTGTTGACTTATTAGAGGAGTTTATGGTATAATGTTTAAGGATGATTTTGGAACAACAGACAAATTGTTTATGGAGAAGAAAACGATGGATAAAAAGCGACGCAAGATTGTAGCAGTTGGTGGTCAACCTGGAACTGGTAAAACAACTTTATTCTGGTCATACATGGCAGGTAAAAAGTGGATCCAAACTGAACCTGCGAAACTTATTTCTGCTCTGTACAACGAAGAACGTGATTTGTATATCTTGGGTAAGTATGAGCAAGGACAAACCTTTGCTGGAACTGATCGTTTGAGTATGGCTGTACAACCAGAAGTCCAGAAGTGGATCGCTACCCACAATTGTAATATTCTGTTTGAGGGTGATCGTATCTTCAATCAATCTTTCTTGGAGTTTGCGTTGACACTTCCAGACACTGACGTTGAAATTGTATACCTAAGTGCTCCAAAAGATATTCTGGAACAGAGATATAAAGATCGTGGGTCTGACCAATCAGAGAAATTTCTCCGTGGTAGAGAAACTAAGTATTCCAATCTTCTGAGCAACTTTGATTTGATGCCATACACAACAGAATTCGCTAATACTAATATTGCAGAACAAACTAAAATTCTGGAGTGGATCGACCAGAAATTTAGTGCTTGACATTTTATAAATACTGAGGTATAATAGATCTATTCATAGGAGGGTGAAGTATGAATTTGATCGAAGTCCGAGGTGGTACAGAATTTCAGAAAGATATTGCGCATAAGGTTACAAGTCACCTAGTCAGAAAATTCTTCCCAAGACACAAAACACTGATGATTGAAATAAACATCAAAAATCTTAAAGGGGAAGCGTCTGGATGGTGTCTTGCTGACGACAGCAGAACTTTTGAAATTGAAGTCGAAAAGAAGCAGCAGTTGCGAGACTTCATTGAAACGATCTGTCATGAGATGGTTCATGTTCGTCAATATGTTCGCAATGAGGTAGATCTACAGTGGAGCAAAAACCCACGATGGAAGAATCGCCGTATTGGAGAAAATGTGAAATACTTAGATCTTCCATGGGAAAAAGAAGCGTATCGTCTTCAGGGTAAGTTACTCAAAGAAATATGGGACTCTAACATCTTATAAATAATCTATTAGGAACTTATATCTGATGGATTACAAATGCTCTCTTTCAAACAAACACAACAATTAGACGAAGTATTTTCGTTCACGAGAATCCTCGG